CCGCTTCTAGCTACTGATAATCCAGTACCAGCCTCTAAGACAATATCATCTGTACCTGATCCACTTCCACCAGCTGTTAGACGTATTTTCTCTTCGTCAGAGTTATCACCATCTACACAAGATACACTATAAGTTGTATCAGTTTGGGTTACACTAGCCCATGTAAGACCGCCTGTGTTACCTGATTGTTTAGATAGGAATTGTCCGTCAGATCCAGCGTTACTGATTTTAAGATTAGCTTCATCAACAGTATCGTCTGCAATAACTGTGGCTCCATCAGCTGTTGATGTTACCTCTCCTGAGTGGTTAGGGTGTACATAGTTATTAGCAGAAGCTGCAATACCATCTAACTTAGTATGATCAGCATCAGTAAAGACATTACTATCAGTAGCTGATTCTACAAGCGTTCTTATTTCTGCTGCTGTTTGATCAGCAGTAGCTGAAGCTTCTATAGCATCTAACTTAGCACCATCAACTGATAAATCTCTACCATCAACAGTTTGTGATCCTGACATGGTTATATTACCAGTCATCTGACCACCACCTCTATTTAACAAGTCACTAGAACCTGCTACACCTGATTCCCAAGAACTACCATTATATACTTTAAGTCTCTTAGCAGTACTATCATATGCTAGATCACCTTCAGCAACTGCATTACCACCTCCATCAGTAGTAGGTGCAGAAGGACTGAAATCATCTATTTGATACTTATCATTAAAGTTTTCTACAGAAGCAATGTTATCTGCTACACTTTCTACATCACTAATCTTACCAGCAACTGTAGTTACATTAGAATTATTACCAGCAACAGTTGTTACATTACCTGAAATACCAGCTACAGTAGTCACATTAGCATTATTACCTGCAACAGTAGTTACATTAGCATTAATACCAGCTACAGTAGTTACATTCGATGATATACCAGCAACTGTAGTAACATTTGCTTGGATACCTGCAACAGTGCCTATATTAGTGATAAGATTACTTGTATCAGCAATAGTTGCCATGTCTGCAATACAGTCTGTAGTGCCAAGTAATGCCATATCAGCTACAACATCTGTAGTACCTAATAGACCTAAATCTTCTACAGTAGCAGTTGTACCAAGACGTCCTATTTCTGTAGCTTTACCAGCAACTGTAGTTACTTCAGTAGCTTTAGGTGTAAGTCTATGGAATTTATACTCATGAAGTGTAGTAGTTGTTTCTACAAGACAACCAAATCCAGCTGATAGTGTTGTAGTACCGCAGCCTGTAATTGAAACATTACTACCTGAAATATTATCTAGTGTAGAGTCTGGTATTGTTACTGTACCGCCACTAGGTGTATAAGTAGCTCCTAGAACACCTATCGATACAATTGTCCCGGCACCATTATTGACATCAGGGTTAGCAGCAGGGAACTTAGCTTCACTTGCAAGGGGTACAAAACCACCTACATCATCTACTAAGTCAATTATTCGATCATTAATAGCTGCTGTAGTAGCAATAGTCGTGTCATTATCTGGGAATGTATCACCATCTTTAATAGTCTCACCAGAACTTATATTGAAATATCTAGCATCTGATGCTAAAGTTGTGAAATAAGTAGAGTTATCTGCTTCATGCTCAGCTTGTTCACTATGAATAACTGAAGCAGCGTCTGCTAATTGAGAAGCTTTACCAGTTAAATCACCAGTTACATTACCAGTTACATTACCTGTTATTGTACCTGAGGCATTAACAGTTGTAAAGGATCCAGCAGCAGCTGAATTAGCACCAATAACTGTACCATCAATAGCACCACCATTGATATCTACAGTCGATAGAGTTGAAGTACCAGAATTAGTTACATCACCGTTAAGAGTTGAAGCACCTGTAACAGTTAATGTACCAGCAATTGATGTATTACCAGAACTAGATATAACAGTAAACTTATTACTATTAACATCAAAGTTACCATCTACTCCTGTAGCTTGTAATTGTGTAGTACCATCTACATTTAAAGTCCCGTCTAAATCTGTATTCCCAGTAACATCTAATGTACCAGGTATATCTACATTATCAGTCCATTCAACTGTTGTACCATCAGCTGCTGTCTGTAATACTTGTCTTGCTGCGCCATCAGCTAATTTACTAACTGCTATTTCTGCTGTTGGACTTATGTTAGCATTAACAATAGTATTGTCTTTAATTTCAGTTGTAGTTACAGCATCAGGTTCTACATCCCAAGTTTGTATAAATTGATCGTTTTCTTCATCAATCGCACGTAGCAATTGTGTTTGGTTGTCATTTAGATCACCAGCCTTAACTGATGAACCTGCTGCATAGGTGGCTTTAGCAGAACTTGTATTAGTTATACGATAAATACGTACTACAGCATTCTCAGCAGGTACATTACCTGATGTCCAAGTTACTGTACCGCCATTAGTAGTATAACTAGTTATATTGTAGTGTGTACCAGCTGATTTCAGTACACCATCTACTCTTACTTTGATTTCATCAGACGTAAAGCTATCAATACTAAAGGCTTCTGAAGCATCGTTTAGTGTCTGACTATATTGTTTAAAAGTTGCCATTAGTTTCCTTTAATATTTGATACATGCGAGTAAAGATACATTTCTTGGTCTAGTTTCACCACCACCATAATTTGAAGTTGATACACTTAAACCACTTGAGCTTACAGTATGTGTATGTGAAGCATCAATTGAGAAACCCTTACCAGTACCTGTGTCTGAGTGTTGAGATGGTGTACCATTTATAGTTGTAGAACCAGAAGGTCCTGAGAAGACTCCACTAGTAGTACCGCCTTGACCATAAGATTCAGATACACCACCAACAGAACCTGTTAAACTAGCTTGATTACTTGTTGCTGTTCCACTAATACTTGCATCGTGATTATGTTGTTCTTGCATATCACTTTGTGTAGTTCTTATATTTCTTCCAGAATCTACTCCTCTGCCATTGTCCCAACCACGTATAAATTCACCACGTAAATCAGGTAAGGTTGAACCTACAACATTATATAGATCTGAAAAATCATGTGTAATACTTTGAACTGTTCCACTGCCATCAGGTATAGTATCTCCATTACATTTTAAATAACCAGTTGGAGCAGTTGAACCTGCAAACCATATAACTGTACCTATTGGGTTTAACAAACCAGCCTGAGCTGCACTACTAAGCTTTGATACTGTAATACTAGCATCTTGAATCTTATCTGCAGATACTGAGTTATTTGCTAAGTGTTCATTATCAATGCTTCCTGCTACATAATGCTCTGAATCAATTTGATCATTTGCAATTTTATCTGCAGTTATACAGTCTGTAGCTAATTTACTACCATTTAAAGTAAAGTTAGCTAACATGCTATTTTCAATAACACCATCTCTTATATACCAATCTGTTGCTGTATTAACATGTATATCACCCTTACTACCTGCTACTAAACCTAAACCTGAATCACTAGCTGTAACAGTACCTACTTCTTCAAGTTTGTACAATGCCTGGTTCTGGTTATTATTTAAGTCAGCTGCTTTAACAGAAGCACCTGCTTGATAGATAGCTTGGGCTGAAGTAATATCTGTATTCCTATAAATATTTATAGCAACAGCATTACCAGGGGCAGTAGTAAATGTTAAGACGGAATCAGATATAGTATAATCTGTATCTAGAGCTTTTGTAACTCCAGCTAAAGATACCTTGACATCTGTTGTGTCTATGAAGGGAAAAGTAATATCAAATGTTTTATCATTACCATCCCCTGTATAATTACTTTCTACTGCCATTATTTATACATATTGAAAAGTGGTTCTATCTGTTGAGTCTGTCTTTTCTTTCTAAATCTAGTAACTTTTGATTGAGTACGCTTATCCCTTAAAGCTCGAATTCTAGGATCATTCATAATAGATGCCCATGCTTTTTTACGAGCTTTCTCAAATATATCCTCAATCCTCATTATATGATAATAATCTTCAGGTTCGAACTCACCTCTTCTACCACTATTAATATCTGATTCCATTATAGCTAGTGATTCTAGAACTTTAGGATTATTAGCAAGTTTATCTAATTGTCTCTCTAGATTCTGTTCACCAATTGCTTTTTGGAACATAGATCTAATTCGTGGCTCATCTGATAAATTATCTCCATTAGGTGAATAGTATGTAGATAATCGTGTATCATAACCACTACTAAATAGTAATCTTCTACCAGGACTTTGATCTAAATTCAAAGATATAGGACTGAACATATTAAACATTCTAGTCATAAAATCATGATCCTTAATAGGCTTACCATTAAGCATATCATACTTAGTAGGCAAGTCATCACCAGGAAGGTATTCAGATATTAAGTTTCTATTACGTATTGAGTCACCAATACCAGAACTTAACTCCTTCATATGAGGGTTAAATAGCTTACCTAATTCATTACGTAGGCCAGCCATTGGTACTTGGTTATTCATTATACCAGCAAGTATTCTATTCTGCTGTCCAGGCTTACCTGCGACAAGATCGACTAATTGTGATAGTCCAGAGAAG